CGTCATAGGCAACTCTACGAGCCATGATGTTCTGCCCTCGCCAGATAGAGACCGTTCTCAATCACCACCTGCTTCACAATAAAGGGACCAATCAAATCCCTTTCCTTCAACTCTTCGTGCGAGCGAATCTGGTACTCACTTACTGGGTTTCCTGAGCTACCTGAGGGTCCGATATTAACCAACCCCACATTAAACCACCGCTCTTGAACCAATGGGTTTGGGTCTTTGATCGGCATCTTAGTAACTGGGTGATTTACAATACTTTCTCGGTACATCGTCAGAAACTGGGTAGCCTCATAGGTCTTGAAGATGTAACTGTCCTGAGCCATCATAAACTCGCTAACTAAATGACGGCTTGGTACCCGAGTGGCACTGATCAACATCTTACCAAGCACTGTCTCAGGCAGCACCCGCTCACTTACTTGAAGCAGACGTGGTGGATTTACACTCATGGAAGCAGTCACAGGAGGCTCATGGAAGAAGCCCTTGATCTGCATATTTGGACTGTCTGCCAATCGGAAGGTCTGAAAGTGCCGAGGTATCTGCCGAGTATCCATCTTAGACCCCAGTAATACGATCAGGAGTGATCGTGACGAAGGCCAAGATGGTTGGCAACAGAGTCTCAACACCCACCAGATCAACACCCAATTCATCAATCACGTCATTCAGCTCCTCAATAAGCAGGTCTCTCAAGTCCTCCAGATGTTTTGCATCTGCTAGTCTTTGAAACTCAGCATTCTCGGTCTTGTCTTTCTTGGCCAGTCGTAGGTATAGTGCAGGTAACACACGCAGTGCACAAAATAAACTTAGGAAGCGACCGTAAGTGTCCGTCTTTAGTGGGTCAGTTAGTCGGGCAACGTGGAAAGTGGCACTCAACGCTTTATAGGTTTGCAAGTAGCACGCCTCTAAAGGAATCTCAGCATCTGTCAGGTCGTTGTCTGTCAGACCCAGCTTGCGCTTGACTTGAAAGGTATCAGTTGGAATATCCATTGCCTCAATAACTTTAAAGTTACGGCGCAGAATAAAAGAACCCACACTGGTCTTGGCCTTAACCAAGATACTTAGGTTAGATACTTCGCCACGATTAACTGAGACAACAGGTAGCCCATAGGAGAATGAAGTGGCTTGAGTGGCTAGAATGCTTCCAACCGTCACCACCCCATCTACTGAGACAAGGACTTGAAAATCCTCAGATGGAATAGCATACTCAGTTCCTACCACACAATCGAAATCAAAAGTGTTAGTGAGACCAGCTTGTAAATAATCCACCTGAGTCATTTATTAGTCCTCTTTTTTAACAGTCATACGTTTAACCTCAGGCTTACCCTTAGGCTTAACCTCAGGCTTAATTTCAAGCTCCGCACTCAAACCCAATTCAGCCAAATAAATCTCAGCGGCCTGCTTTGCATTTTGGCAATCATTAAAAATTTCACGGTAGCGACGGTTGGTTGCTGAGTCAGGGAACTCAAAGTCCAAAGACTGAATACGTTTGGTGTTGGTATATAGTCGAACTTCAGGGTCTCCGGCTTCAGCCAAAACGTAGGAGATACCTCCGGTCACACTTTGACCAGCAATATGTCCCATGAAACCATCGAGGGCAGAGTACAGCTTTTTCATAGTGGCTCCAATAAATAAGGGCAGATTTAATCTGCCCTTATTGTATCACAGGGTTATGCTTAGTTCACCCAAGACAACACTTCACGCGACTGGTGATAGTGCATAGCAAAGCCACTGTTCACGGTGTTAGTCACAAGCACACTCTGGTTGCGAATTGCGGTTTCAGATTCGCTAATCTGTGAACCGGTTTCGATCAGACGCTCAAGTGTTTCAGGCTTGCGATAGCCAAGGATGCGGTTCTCTTCCATCTCGCTTGAAAGCACGATGGTGAAACCCATACGCATACCGTTTGCTACGCTGAAGTTTGCGCCGAAGGTGTTACCAACACCCAAACCAACGCTAGGAACGTTAGCAGTGTTTTGGATTGGGAACAGAGCAGTCAGTTCAAACCAAGTGCTGTGGCTTACTACCAGCGTGTCGATTGGACGACCTGCTTTGGCAGCGGCCATCAACCACTTCAGGAAGCCTTCAGCACGGTTACGAAGCTTGCCAGTTGCCAAGGTGTCAAGGCTCTGTAGAGTAATGACTGGTGCTGCTGGGTGAACGCCATCACCTTCAATCAAGGTTTTCACGGCCAAACGTGCTTCGGTCTGAGTGCGCTCAAAAGACTGACGGTTGGCCATCAGAATCATCGCTTGCGGACCGACACGGCGAGCAACCTCATAAGTCATCTCAATACCAGAACCGATCTTGAAGAACTTCACACCTTGGTTGGTGGCCTTCAATTTACGAACTGGGATTTTGCCACCTTCGCTGATGCGGAACGAGCTGTATGAGTCCTCAGTATCCTTATCAAGGATGATTTCGGTGATCATTTCGTTGCCCGCAGTCTGACGAGTGTTAGCAACCAGATCTTCAACACGCTCCAGCAGAGGTTCGTTCTGAACTTCGCGGGTTAGGTTGTCGATTAGAAGCGGTAACAGTACCTTCATACCACCAGTGGTGAACATGTCGCCAGTGGCAGCTAGGCGTGCCGAGGCTTCTTCGGTGTTCTTGGTCAGCGGGGTGCCGTTCAAGGCAAATACCGACTCAAGACCGCTCAGCTGCAGACCGTTAAACTTACCACCCAGGTCTTTATGGGTAGAGTCTACATGACGATCCAGCAGAGCGCCCAAGCTCAAGCCTGATTCTGCAGCATCACGCAGCAGCATTGAGGCGTTGGCAAATTGCTCTTCTGGGGTCTCAGCTTGCAACTTGGCCAGAACCATCTCGGGGGAGAATTTCTGACCTGCTTTGAAAAAGCCCAGTTTCAAATCTTGTGGTTTCATTGTTCTCTCCTTACAGGAACATGACGGTGGCAGTACGGGCAGCCGAGGTCAGCCCTGCGTTTGAACAAATCCAAACACGTTTGTCGGTCAAGCTTGCGCCTGCTTTAATCTTACCTGCACCCGCGCCAACTGGAGTTGTGCCGCGTGTTGCTGGGTCAGCAGCCAAAACTTGCATCTCGATACCCCCGAGGGTATCCACGGTGCAGACCAAGTTGCCTTGCATATCTTGCTCGGCAATCACAATCGCGCCGATCAGTTCTTCACCATTACCCGCCAAATGAACAGCGTTGTTCGCAGTGGTGTCGATTGATACTGCCAAACCCATCAGAGTGTCAGTGCTTACACCTGCGGCCAAAGTGTGTACCAGATTGAAGGTAAAACGACCTTCATGTAGTGAGGTACCACGGAGTGTTACGTTGCTAGTCATCGCCATGATAGAGGCTCCTTACCGTTTGACTTTAAACATGGCAGCATCAGCAGCAGAGAATTCTGCGGCAGGAGCCTCTTGGGTTGTTGGGTCTGTACCAGCACCGCCTTCTGGAGCTTTCAACGCAGCAACTTGAGCAGTCAGAGCGATCACTTGAGAGTTTAAACCCTCAACTTGAGACTCGGCAGCTAGTTTTGCGTTTTCAAGTTCTGTTTTGCTTGCAATGGCGGCATCCTTTTCAGTCTGAGCAGTTGCAAGAGCAGTCGCGGCAGTTTGAAGCTGCAGCTTTAGGCCATCGACCTCGGCAGCCTTGACCTTGGATAAGACCAACTGCTCGTAGTCTGCAGTTGCGAGAGTGATACCGCTCATTTCTTCCCCCTTGGGTTCTAAATTTGGAACAGGGTCAACAGCAAATCTGCCATCTTTCTGTTCTTCATATGTAACTAGACGGAGTTTATCAGTATTGGCACTTGCTGCCAACTGTTGCAACTCAAATTTTCGATTTAAAACCCATTCATTTTCACTCAGCACCCGTGCATCGGTAACTGCTCCTTGAACTACTAGGCTTATCTCGTCCCAATAGGCTAAACCATCCAGCTTTAGGTGCACACCATTGACACCCACCTTGTGGTCATTTGGACACATCGGCATCGCTTCGTGTTCACGCAGATTTAGATATGAGACCGAATCTTCATCTTTGGTGTAGTGGAAATTACACTCAGAGCAATAGAGATCACTTGGCTTACTACCTGAAGAAACCTGATTTACAATGCCAAGTGAAAGCCGATTGTCTAAACTCTCGGCATCCTCGTTCTTGGGAATTGCGACAATGGCGTGCAGACCATAGTTTTGGCCGTCCTCCAGAAGCACAGTTTCGGCAGCCAACACCACACCGTCAGGTAACATAGAATACTGGTTGTGATTCTGGATGATAGGGATACGACGCACCTTGGAGATTGCGGACATCTCTTGCAGATAACTCAGCTTCATCTGCGCACCCTGATACATTCCGTAGGTGCGCGGGATTGGCTTGGTGCTGTTGACCAGCACCTCATAGAGACTAATCTTATCCTCTTGGTCTTTACCCATTCGGTTCTGTAATAGAGCCTTCAAACTGGCAGTCAAAGGTAAACGAAACATGGCCTACTCCTATTTGTTGGCGTTGCTGGCAGCAGACTTGTCAGCCTTAGTGGTGGTTTGACGCTGAACCGAATTAGGCTGGTCAGCAGGCCCTTTTGTAACTTCTGCAGTTTGTGCAACATCTCCACCCAGAAAGTTTGTACCCGACAAGGTGGGAGCAGTTTGGGGGGGTAGACGGTTGTACATTTGCAAATGGTATTCTTCGTCGGTAATGAGACCGAGCGATAAATCTTTGTGCAGGCGAGCCTGCTTCTGGGTGCGAGCTGGCTCTAGTTCGCTCTCAGCCCGCAACTCAGGCTCAGCAAAATGAACTGCAACTCGGGAGCGCGAACCAGACAATCGCAGCACGAAGGTGAGGGCCTGTTCCCACAATTCCGCCACTGGGTCGTTTAGTTCGGCCGCCGACAACGCAAAGATCCGTGCTTCGACGGAAGCTGTGTTCACCCCAGACTCACCCCGACCAATAATAGTGGCCATTGTCTTCAGGGATGATTGGTTCTGCGCATCCAGCACTTTGATGATTGGGCTGATGTCCAAAGACATTGCAGAGCTGCGCTCATTCATCACCGTGATCACCGAAGAGTCGGTGTGCACCAGTGGTTGATCTGGGCGAATGTTCTGGAAGCTGGCCTGCGTCTCGCTAATAATCGAGTTGATGAACTCAGACACTTTGGTAGGGTTATTCTTGATTGACTGAGGCACATGCTTACGGATGGTCTCTTCCAGCAATTCTATTTTGATGCGAGGGAAACCATTGATGTTCATGATGCGATACAGATCGTTGATGATCTGCGTGCGTGCATAGATGGTGTTGATTACTGAGATGAAGAAGCTCTTGCTGTAGGGATCGCTCGGGTCTTGTCGAAACGAGGAGTAATAGACAGTGGCGAAGTCCAGAGGAATAGGATCGCCCTGCCCAACCCGTTGTGCTGGCTTTAGTTTCCCATTAACCTTCTGGCTCCAGTCAAGACTGCCTGTATCTAGTAGTAGGAAATCTGTAATAGTCCCCAGCTTGCGGTCATACAATAATTCACCAGCCACCGAACCCCGCTTCAGAAGCATGTAGCGCATCTTCTCATTGCGTGCCCGAAGACTACGGTTCATTGTAAATCCTTGGCTGTAATCCATAGTGGTGCCAAGGGATGTGAGGAACTGACTGATGGTTTGCTGCGCCACTGGATCAACTTGCCCCAGCTCATCGTAGCAGAGATGCCGCATCTCTGTATTGGCCACGGTCAGATAGGCGTGAGTTGCTGCAGCCACGTCCGAGTCATAGCGCATAAGCGTCTGAATCAGATCATCATCTGTCCCAGACCTTTCGGCCAACAAGTCACGCTGGTGACTGTTGGTGATGGGGCGTGGCACTGGGTCGGAGCCCCGTGAGGCATCGAAAGCAGGACTCTGCCCTTTACCCCCCACTTGGAGGGCCTTGGGTAAAAGCACTTCGCCCATTTTTGCAAAGATGTTAGAAGAGATTCCCGCCATTGCCACTGCCTCGTGTTGAGTTGCCCATGCTTCCAAATAACCCCGTTACATTAGAGGCAGGAAATTTTACATCAATTCCACCGAAGTATAACGTAGTGTTACTGTTAGTGCTTGAATTTTTTCCATCGAAGAATTGCATCATCGCCTGATTGCAGTAACCTAGACTGTGAAAATAGTGATCCTTACCATTCAATTTCTTCCATACTGGCACCTCTTCGTCCTTGGCTTCACGAACCATATCACGTAAATGCTCGATGATTAGTTCCTTCTGACCACCATAACCAGCAAAGCTCACCTTCTGGTTTCTCACCTTAGTCACCACCTGATCGAGGTGCCAAGTTCTCTGGGCTGAGGCATGTGACAGGTTACCCAGCTCATCATCATGATAGCGAAACTTCTCAGCCCCTTTACTGTGTTGATACTGCAGGGGGATGAAAGTATTCTCAGACAACTCACGCACTCGGTTGACCGTCTCTGTGAGAGGGAATCGGTCAGAGAAACCCAGATCAATCTGATAGCGTTCCTTGAGAGCCATCAACCGATCCGCGTAGCCGTTCGAGCTGACCACCTCCATCAAGACTACTTCTAAGGCTGCCCCGTCTTTGCTTCGAGCCACCGTGATGTGACACAGGTTGCCCATGTCAGCCCCGAGGAAGTAATGGTAATTGTCATCGCGCTCGATTGGGTGAATCATTTCGCTAAAACATGCCAAAATGTCCCTGCGTGATAATCGCTCATCCCCACCCTCGTAGGGGAGGCCAAGCACAGTGTTGTACCAGCCCTTTAGGTTGTCATTGCGTCGATAGGTGAACAGCTGGTTGAAGATATAGCTGGGTGGGAGTGTGCTGACTGAAAAGGGTGAGACCCGATAGCCTCGGTGATGCGTTCGGTTAGGATGCTTGGCCACCCACTCCCGTCCATTATGGTTCTTGAGATTCATGGGTGTTCTACAGATCTCGCAGTGCAGAAAAGTCTCGTCCATCTGCAACCCATACTTGTCGATCCAATCAGTCTCGAACAGAGAATAGTCTGCGCTCAATTCCTCTGGCAGCTTGGGTACAGTGACGAACTTGCGGTTAAACTCAGGAATCTGGTGATGTCCGCACTTGTGGCACTTGTACATATAGTGGTGTTGATCTGACAGCGCAAAGTCTTCGGAGATGCCAAAGCCCTCGTAGGTTGGAGTACTAAAGCGTTGCGACATGCGCCAGTTGGAACCCTGCATCCGAGAGTTAAACAGCGCCAAGAGTGATTGGTTTGAGAGATCAACTTCGTCATTAAATACGACATCGGCAGGCTGACTGGTTGCTGCCGCCTCGGTCACAGGTACCATTAGGACGTAGCTATCTAGTATCTGACTGATCTCGATAGAGCGTGAAGGTTTACCTCCCACAGGATTGAACAGTGGGGTGTTCTTGATTAGGTTCTCGACCCGTGTTTGATACAGACGTTTGCGCATGTCCTCGGTGGGCAGCGTAAACATGACTGTCCGATGCGGGTTGCGTGCAGCAATGGCCAATGCCTTACGCACCTGCACTTCAGTGTTGTGAGTGGCGATTAAGCTGGCCCCGCACAAGAAAAGATGGCTTGGATGCGCAACTGTCAAGCAACGGACAGGGACAGCAGGAACCTTAAAAATGCCTGTCAAAGTGAAAGATAGCTGACCACTCAAACCCCCCTTTACAGTCATCTTTGAACCAAACAGATACTTCTCTTGGTAGAGGTCAATGGTGGTTCTGATCTCTACCCTGCTTCCGTTTACACTCACTGGCCAGCGATGCCCAGCATCTGCGACAATCTTAGTGCCATCGTGGAACTCCAGTGAGAAGCACTCGTGGTCTGTGTAGATGGGTGATAGGTAAGTGACCTCGGTCAGTTCGCCCGAACCTGAACCTTCGTGTATAAAATGACCTACCTTCAAGTTGCCCATTGTAGTCCAACCGTGACCAGTTAGGATGGGGGTGTCTAAGGCGAGGGCCAAACCAACTTGGGAAGGTTTTACACAACACAGATTGGTGTGCATATCGTTCAAGATTTGCCGCTGAAACGGATACTTAGAGACTGAGAAGGGCAGACCAGCCAGTTTTGTGTTTTCCTGCAGCCAATCAGTGTAGGGTTTTGGATCGGCCTTCTCCTGAAGATACTGAGAAATCCGGGTGGAAAAATCGTCGAGAATATTCATAAAAAACTTCCAAAAGAGATTGCAAGAAGCCTGCAAGATATTATCGAGTCAGTTTACCGAAACTGAACAACAGAAAGCCAGAGAAACCCCCATAAATAAGCTAAGATACTCGACACCCATCCAAGAGATAAGCTCATGAGAAGCCGTTACCCCCGCATCATTTTGGAAGACTTTGAAACTTCAGTGGAAATTATTGGTGAGGCACTTAAAGACCCGCTTTATGTCTCGGCAGCCAATTGTCCATACACACCCCTTTTGCAAGATGGCATAGTCAAGGCAGTTCGTAGTCTGCGAGAGTTGAACTCTGAGACCAAGGATAGAGCCATTAATAACGTCAAGCTGACGGCCACAGGGGATCGCCCGGAGGATATGCTGATGTGGCAGATTGACAATGCCATCTCAGATATTCGCAGCGTAATCTCCAATCAGAGTTCTAGCGAAGCCTCTAAGGTGAGTGCGAGTAAGTTCTTGTTCGAATTGTTACAAAAGAGAGTGGAGATTTCTGAACGGTTGGCTAACATAGATAGAGTGTTTAGCCTTGAAGCACTGCTCAAAGAGTTTATCGAGCATCATTCAGAATCCAGTGAAGTCGCCAAGGATTTCATCAAGCGTTTGGAAGATTTAGGAAGTAAGAGCAAATGAATAGACCCAACCTAGGTATCTACGCAATCACCGCGCCTGCCTATCTGAAAAAGAACATTCCAGTTATTCCCCTTCGCGTGAAGTCGAAGATTCCTGTGCCTGATGGTTGGTCAGATTGGGCTGAGCATGAATTGACTGACGCTTTGAAGCAAAACTGGTTAGAGTTGCCAGACAATCATAACATCGGATTAGTTCTCGGCCCGAAGTCAGGCGTATCGGTGTTGGACATTGATATTGAAGACGAATTCATGGTTCAGCGATTGATCGACTTATTACCCGTTTCCTTGTGGCATAGGAAAGGTAAGAAGGGGATGGTCTTGGCCTATAAGTTCAATCCGAATATCAAGAAAGCCTTTCGATTGAAGGACAAGAATGGCAAGACTCTGGTTGAGTTCCTGAACAACAAACTTCAGGTGGTGCTTCCACCCTCAGTCCATCCAGACTCGAACCCTGAGACAGGTGGACCAATTATTTATACGGCCAATTGTGATCTGTTGCAGGCAATGAAATCACCAAGCTTTCTGCCTGTACCGGATAACTTTGAAGAGATGGTTCGGGCAATCTTGACTAGCCTAAACTATGAATTGCAGAGCAAAGAAAGATATGGTGGATTAACTGAGTTTGTCCCTGCAGGCGGACGGGACAACGCCATGACCTCACGGGCAGGTGCATTGGCTATTGATGTGGTGAGAGGTTTCCTTACGCTCAAGAGAGCAATCGAAACCTTGCAGGTTCTTGAATCAAGCTTCACCCAGCAGGTGGAGGGTGACCCGATGGACCTCCACAAACATGTCAGTAATCTAATCAATTTTATCAAGCAAGACTTAGTGGCTCGCTCATGCAAGTTGCCAATTGGTTGGGATAAGGACCTGACTGAGAAGGAAATTAAAGCTTATGGAATGTTTGATGTAGAAACTGAAAAGACCTATGAGGAGATGGGAAGACAAGCCTTTGGAGATCTTGATAACCAAGGGGGAGAGGTTACGGTTGATACAGTGAGACTGGTGTTGCAAGAGTTGGCGACAGTTCGCACCATTGATCCATTGAAAGAAAAGGTTTTGCTTGAGACTATTCTGCGTAGAACCAAGCATCTTAATCTGGGTGTGAAGGATCTGAAAAAAGAACTGAACCGATTTAGAGCGATGGCCATTAACGTCGAGATTGCCGAGTCAGGCTCAATCCTAGAACTGAATTCACATACTCAGGTTGCGCGAGCAGTATTGAGTTACCAGAAGAGATTTGGCGATTTGAGAAGTCAGGATGGCATCTTGCACCAATGGAGAGGGAGTCATTGGGAAGTGGTTGATCAGCCTCAGATGATGGAGTTTGTCTCAAACCGATATATCGAATGTCCAGTGATGAAACGTAACTCAGATTCGACGGGTGTTTGGCGTGAGATGTTGATTTTGGCCAATGGACGGATTCGTACAGATTTTCGCCCCTGCATCAACGTGGCCAACGGTGCAGTCTTGGGAGATGGTACGCTGGTTGATCATGATCCTGAATTTGGTGCCACCTACGTCCTACCTTATCGTTATGCCGAGGGTGCGCAGTGTCCCCTCTTCCTCAGATTCTTGGAAGATTGCTGGGGCAATGACCCTGATTACTCTGAGAAACTGATTGCGCTTCAGCAGGCGCTTTGTGCAACACTGCTGGGTTATGCACCCAGATTTCAAAGGGCTTTTCTGCTGATTGGCAAGGCCAAGACAGGCAAATCTGTACTTCTGAAGATTATTGGCGGTCTGTTTCCACTTGAGGCTCGAGCTTCAGTCTCTTTTAGCCAGTTGCAAGATGGGAATATGTTGGTGAGTCTGGATAACAAACTGATCAATGTGGTGGGAGAGTTGTCGGAGAAGCAAAGGATTCGGGGAGATTTGTTCAAGGGTCTGATTGATGGGTCCTCGGTGATGGTCAGACGCTTGTACAAAGAGGCATTTAACATGACCCCAGTTTGCGCTCACTGGGCTGCCTCCAACCACCTGCCGCGTACTGATGACTCCTCACAAGGTTTTACACGTCGTTGGCTCATGTTCAAGTTTGGGCAGGTGATTGCGGATGAACGGGTGGATGTTAATCTGGCCGATCATATCCTGCGTGAAGAGCGTGAGGGTGTCTTCGCCTGGGCGCTCAAGGCATTGCCCACACTTGTGTGTGATAATGCGGATTATACATTGCCTAGTTCTCATAAGGCGTTGGTAAACCGCTTAACCCACACGACCAATCCCGTGCTTTACTTCCTAGAAAAGGATCCGTATTTGCAGTTTGATCCAGCTCATGAGATCTCGGAAGAGGCACTTTGGTACCAATTTAAGGCTTTCTTTACGGCTGCGGTGGGTGGTCGGAACCAGCATGATATGTCCTCGTTTAGAGGTATGCTTGAAGAGGTTATGTCTGAGTTTGGGATTAAACCCCTTCATAAGGGGTCGGATGTTCGGACTTATTATTCGGGCATCAAGATACTTGAGTAGGTGGTTGGGAAGAGAGGGGGGGAGCTTAGGCTCCCTTTTTATTGGGTTTGGTTTTGGGTTTGGGTTAGGTCCTTTATTAAGACCAATGGTCCTGCATACACCAGACATTCTTATCAAGAGGTACGTGAGACCAATGGTCCTGTATGTGCCAGACATTTTTTTATCAAAACCAATGGTCCTGTATGTGCCAGACATTTTTTTATCAAAACCAATGGTCCTGTGCGCGTCGCGCAGCATCGCGAGCAGGGGTGCTGCATTGTAGCATCGCGAGCAGGGGTGCTGAGGGCATGGGAGTGGGGGGGGGTAAATGAGAATGAGACGTATTTGAGTAAGAATCTAAAATTTTATAAATCGGGCGGGGGTGTTATGTGGGTGTGCGTGCGCGTTATCCTATATAAACGTGCCTACCCTTGTCAATAGTTGGCTACATAAAGATAACAATAAAAGAAAGATCACTTATTTTGTAGAAAGTATAAAAAAAAGGTAGACAAGCATGATAAATCCTGTAGAATGGCTGCCATGACAAGGAAAAAGCGGAAAATGCTACCAAGTCATAAAGAAGCCTAGTCATTCTGGCAAAAGGCATCTATAGGGTAAAGTTATGAAAACATTGGTTTTGATTCTATCGTTCATTGTGTGTTTGTTAGCGTTTTTTGGTATGTTAGATAGCGCGTTGCATTTTGGCTATTTTGGTGCGCTTGCATTGTTGGTCACTTGTTTGTCGGCTCCTGTTATGATTTACCATGAGCTGTTTTTTGTAGCAGACTAAAAAGTCTGCTATACCTAAGCAATCAAGTCTTGATTGCTTAGGTATAGCGAATGATAACACTTTTCTTATCTTGTATAAAAAAAGTGTTGACAAGGTAGAAAATACCTTGTATTGTTCGCCACGTTGGGTGCATTATTGACGAAATAATGCCTAGCACGCTCAACAATCATATGCACTATTTTTAGGCATATTCTCAAGCGATTCTAGGCTTGAGCGTGGTAATGGTATCGGTATTCTAAAAATACTGGACACGGGCAAATTTTGCACTGTGAAAAGTAAGAATATCACACGTTAATAACCTAAGCTGTGGGCATAGTGTATTTATGCTTGACTTTAGGACACTTTTAAGTGGTCTGTTAGGAACAAAACAAGGCACACATGATGATCATTATGTGTGATACCACGTGCTCAAGTCCCCTCACTGATCAAACCATAATCCATCCAATGTTTTAAGGAGTAGTCACCATGACCACACTATCACGCAAACAAGCCGATCAAGCGGTAAAAACACTATCCCAGATGGTAGTGACCGGCAAAAATGCGGTAAAAATGTTACAGGTTGCAAAATCTTTGCAGGGTAACAAAAAATTGCCGTTGTGGGCAAATGAATTCGAATGGCAAGCCACCTTCTCTAATGTTGCCAATATTGAAAAAGCGGCAAAATCAGATTCGTATGCCGACTTTTGTACCTTGTTTAACCTGAACCAAAAAGGTTCAAAATTAACAGAAAATCAGGTCAAGCTATTCAAACAATTGAACAGAATTCAATTGTTTGCGGCAACCACAACGATGCAGGCAATCAAACACAAGTTGGAAAATCCAGAACCTGAATTAGACTTGCCAGTGCCGTCCAAGTATGACGTGCCTGAACAGCCTGAACAGCCTGAACAGCCTGAACAGCTTGAACAGCCAGTCGACCAAGTGGTACAAGTTTTGGCCATGCTAAAAAGTATGAGCGCTGAACAGCGAGCCACTATAGCGGCTGAGCTTGTGGCGATGCAAGCCACACAAGCCGAACAGGCCGCCTAATCCAAAAATCAAGGCAGGCATCATGCCTGCCTTGATCCGATTTTTACCCTATACCGACCAAGCGGTATAGGGTAGCAATTGGCTACCCTTTGGAGTCCCAAACTATGCAACCAACCATTGTAATGCAACTACCAAGCACGACTCAACGCATCGAATGGCCGCGTCATTCTGACGGTTACTGTTTGATCCAGATAGACCAGCAGGTATACCGAGTATACCCCCTAGAAGATGGCTACCAAGCCAACTTCTGCTACCGAGTCTGAAAAACCCTTGACACACCCCAAGTGGGTGTGTTATTTACGCGCCCCTGCGTGGGCGTGCGTGTGTGCGTGTGTGCGTGCGTGTGTGCGTGCGTGTGTGTGGGCGCGTGCTTTAGGCGTGCGTCGTGTGTTTATAATGCACATGATATATGCACATTAAAAGGGCTTTTTTGAGAGAAAGCTTTTTCAACAAAAGCCAAACTGGATATTTGCAAATTTTTATAATTTGGGGACTTTTTTTAAAATTCAAAATTCTGTAGGAAAAAGCCGTTTTTAAACACAAGCGAACGGAATCCGTTTGCTTGTGTTTAATCACGTCTGGAGATACCCCCATGCAAACTACCTTCTGGCGCAACGTCGCCATTTTGGACACCCGCCGTGTTTTTTGCTTCATTCTGGCCGTGTTTGCGGTCATTCTGGCAATTCTCGCCAACGTGGATCAGTTTGAACTGGTCTCTTACTGGGGCGCGAGAGCGCAAATGCCCCATGTGTTCTCTTACATGGCGATGCTGTGCATTGCCAACGTGCTTGGATATTACCGCCGATAATGAGTTTGGCCTAGTCATGCCTATAAACTGACTCCGTAAAGGTTTGAAAATTAGATAATTTTCAAACCTTTACGGCTGGCCACCTATCAAGGCCGAGGAGTTTTACCCATGACTACCACTCGTTACACCAGCACAGAAACACTTGCGTCTTTCGCAGAGTTCACCTTCAATGGCACAGCCTCACATTATCTGTCAATCCCACCTGCCAAAAACTTCGCAGAACTCAATATTCGCCGTGACCTCGCGGCCTATGTTGGGGCAAAGTATGTTGGGTTCGGTGAGGTATTTGAGATTCTGTGCAGCCTCCCCTTGGGGGCTGACGTGGTTGAAGTGATTCGTGGGTTCGATTACTGCCCCGATCAAGAGATCCATTGGGTGAAGACCAGCCACGACAAGTGGCACGTGGTTGAAGCCTAATGGACACCAGTATGTTTCCAAGTTGGTTCTTCCGGCGTGCTGGCCTAGCTGACAATATAACCAGTGTCTACCACCCTGCACCCCGCAAAATCCAACCCAAAAAGATAGCTATCTGCTCACGGCGACGTGGGCGGAAGTGAAGTAGTACCCAAATTTGGCCTAGTCATGCCATAAAACTGACTGCATAAAGCAATGGGTTCAAGATTTGAATTCATTGCTTTATGGCTGGCCACCTATCAAGGCCGAAGGAGTTTATGGTTATGAAAAATCTCGTTGTTGTTGGCAATAGCCAAGTGGAAACCACTCAAAAGGCCATGAATGGCCGACTTGTTTGGGTTGTAGAGGGTCGCCAGTACCGTCTCGAAAGCGTTGCGATCCTCGCTGCACTCACAGTGGCCAAGCGCCATCATCAGACAGCCGAAAGAATCAAATCGACTGCCACGGCAGGGGCGCGTCGGTTTTCGCTGGTCTAAGAGGGTCTGATGTAGAAAGGAGGGTTTTGAAAATTCAAAACCCTCCTTGAGATTTACGAGATTTACGAGATTTTTAACCAAAGCTATTTCTGTTTTGGTTAGGAATTTTCAACTTGTTCCAGTTGTTCCAATTGTGCGTAGCGATCCATAAGTGCTACACGCTCTCGTGCGTAGCGGTCAAGTCCTGACTCGGACACAAAACACCAAGCAGTAAGTGCCTCATTCTTAGGGTTCGTGACACCTTTCAGGTCTCTGAGCATAGCCCTAACCACTGATATTAACTCCTTAGCAAGTCCGATTTCACCAGCTTCGCGCAAGTCATAGGCCACTTCACGCAAATCAGTCACGCGCTCGTCGATATAATCGGCCATGCGTGTCTTGATCAGCTTAACCTCCTTTTCGGCAGCCTTAATCGCGTTCATACTGCTGGCGATGTGGCTGATGTTGTCCGATAAGTCGTGAATGAGCAGATAATTGCGATCCTCCAGTTGTTTGAGTTTTTTGGACTCTAGTTGCTGGACTTGGGTTTCTAGCTCTTGCCAGCGGTCGTAGATTGCAGCTTGGGCGGCGTAGTCGTAAGACATGGCCATCAACATGGATTCTCGTTTTGGGAATCGGTAGCAGGGTCTCTCCTTGTTTTGAGTGTCAAAATAGGTGCCCTTAAAATTTAGGGCACCTATTTCACCCAATACTTGGGGTACTTTCGCCATAAAGTTATCATGACGCAACTCAGCCGAACCCTCTGGACGGCGTGAATTGATAAATTCAACGATTTCTAGACTCGTCATAGAAACTACAGCGTTTTCAGTCACTTGCAGGGTATTTTTCATCAAATTTCACTCAATAAAAAAGTTTTAGCTCTATAATCGGGTAGTGTAGGCGCAAGCAGCCTCCGATTACAGAGCTAAAACTTCAAAAATTTACTTGCCATCTCAACCACTTAGACACTACTCACCGTGGATATAGCTATTATAAGCGGTTTTTGGGGTTTTGGCTACCAATAGATGCGCTCAAATTTGAACGCATCTGTAAGTTGTTGATATTCCTCATGACTCAGAATTGAATCATCTAATTTTGAACTACGAAAGTTTTGTAGTGACTTCCTTCTAGCTGCACCACCGCTAGTGGTTAAAATTCACTCACCCCAGTTTTGGGGTGAGTGAAATTCAATCGGCCGAAAACTCAGCTGATTGAATTTTAGCTCCTGAATTTCAGGAGCTAAAATTTGATCAATTCGAGCCTTTGTGGTCTCCTCAAAACTGAGGACACCTCCACCCAACCCCAAAAGTGCAGGTAATTCGTAAGTCATTGATTTCTATAGAGTCAGGGAAATCTAGTTAATACCAGTTAATGAAAGTTAATAACGCCCTCACCACTATATAATAAATTCTGACTGCTAATATAATAAATCCCGACCACCACTATAATAAATTCTGGTGACCATTATAATGTGAGCGGTCAAAGTTTATAATAAATGCCAAAAGTGACGTTCTGACAACCCAAAAGTGCCATAGCGCTAGAAGCTCGTAGGAAGCGTTTTAAGCCTGTTTGAGAGCCTTCAGGTAGGGTTGTGCCAGTTAGGGTAGTTTAGGAGCGTTAGGACGCAAATAGAGCGATTCTAGGGGCATTCTTGAGACCAATTAGATACGGCTGGCTCGATTTCAGTTTTTTACTCTTTTTAGTGGTAGCAAGTTAGACTGTTTTTGAGTTTAGTAGAGGGCTATAGGGTAAGTAAAAAAAATCTTATACAAGTAACAAAAAATTATTTTTTGCTACCACACTTGACAAGTGTTTGTCAAGTGTTTTTAGAGAAAAAAAAATAAAAAAATATAATTTGAGCCAAAAATAACTCTATATATAGAAGTATAAACCGTAAAACAGTCTAACCTGCTACCACTAAAATTTGCACCCTCATTTGCACTTTTGCCCAAATGACAGGACTGCAATCGTGAACTCTCGCGAGACCTCACACAAATGCCCAAACACACCCCACTGGCCAGAACCTCAAATTCACCCCTCGGCCAGCCACCGCAATTTAAACGCTCTGAGAGCCTCCTACGACACCCTTCTGGTACCAACGTACCAGAAGTAGCTCTAAAAGCGCTCTAAACGCTTCCCAGAGCCATCCAGAGACATAATTAGAATCCCTCAACCCTTACATTTACGCACTCAACCACCAAAATCCATTTACAGGGTCAAAAACGACCACAAAATGCCGCAACCAAGACCTCTCTATGGTTGAGAGGCTCAGAAATCCATGACTATATACCTACCAATTTTGTACGCTAATTTGGTCAATCTAAAACCAACCCCAATTGGCCGAAATGACAGAAAAAACCGCTCACTTTTTGATCAAATCAGCCCGAAATTGACCCCAAAAACCAGCTCTTTTTGGTCACTAAAAGGGAGTCAAATCTGCTACCACCAAAAAACTCGCAATTTAGCCCAAGCAGCTGGTTTGTACGTTTTTTGAACAATCAGACATTTCGCTCCAAATACATGTCTGGAATCAATCACTTAGTTGTCAACCCCCCTCGAAACCCCCAAATCGTTGACAAACACTAAAAAGTATGGTTTTTACCCCTTTTTTTCAACACTTTCAATTTTCTCTATTTGACACAGCTCGAATCATTTGATCTAGTTTTCACTCTTCATCGTTTTTTCCGCTAACAATCACCTTTCTTATCAGAAAAAAGAATAAAGACAGTGCTTTCCTGTACATAAAAAATTTATACAGCAGTTCATTTTTTAACCAATTGTGCTGTTTTTCGGCCTCTAAAACGCCTATTTTATACAATTCACGACAAAATTAAATTATTTTTCAAATTTCACATATCACATTTACTATTAGGTTGTCAACCCCCATTTTCATCCCACTTTCACCCTTTTTCACCTGTCAGAATCCGAAAACTGACACAATCTGGAGCAATTTCCCATGCCAAACCGAACACCCCATGCGTTCTTCCTGAAAAGCGATATCTCGGACGGGACGCTCTACGAAGCGACATGGTTGGACTTCTGCGCCCATTTGGGCAAAAATCCACGCAAATTGGCTGAAAAATACGCAGATTTGAGGCCATATGCCTTCGAACCGACACCAAACCGAACATATCTACATTTAGTAGATAATAAAGATTTCCAATTATTAATAGATCCAGTGGTTCTGGAGTATTTAAAACCACTGACTGTTAATAATAATAGATTTATTATAAGGGCGAGGGATTGCCAATTTTATAATAAATCGAAGATGTACAGATTGCCAAGAACGGCCAGTCAGCCAGAATTCGGAAGATTCATCTACATACATCATGTATGGCCGTTCTATCAGATGGATCCCAACTGGGCGCTGCTATTCGGCCTAAATCCGGAGGAGCTGCCTTCTGGCCTACCCCGACGCTCCTTGGTCGAAACCTTGGAGCTCTATCGAGAAGCTCTTCGACCCCCTAACCCATGACCCCAACTTAGGTCTCACCCATGACCCCGATGCGAAGCGTCGGGCACATGACCATTGATCATGACCCTTTGGTTCACTTACAAATCCGAACCAAACTATTAGCTTATAGCTATATTTTTGCTATAAGCTAAAACCTCCCCTTAACCCACGGAGTTTCACCCATCATGACCCCAATCGCAATTGCTCAGACATTGGACGATGCTTATCGCATCAAACAAACAATAAACACCCGCGACCGTCGGCACGGGAAAGCCCCGCGCAAGCTGGTGATCAAACATGTGGTTGGAACATTAAGTGAACCAACCACCTTTTTGGTAGCTTCGCTCGAACCACATGAGTTCGAGTTTCTGGATTAACCCTAACTTTCGGCTCGCCGCTATGAGTTTCTTGAATAATCAAGAAGGCGGGTTCACACCCTCCTGTTTTCTTAACCTCTGACTTGGAGTTTTATCTATGACCCCCAAACACCCCAAACATCATGAGCTAATCCAGCAGTTCAATCAGAGTCCAGAGGCATATACAGTCTGGGCGCGTAAACCCAACTCAAAATGGTTGGAGATCATCGACCCGATGTGGTCGGACAAGCTGGAGTATCGGCTTGAGCCGAAACCCTCCGCTGGACACATTTGGTACCTCGAGACCACAGAAAACGAACTGACGGTCTCTCACCAAGTGGTGACGAGATGCAATTATGCGAGTTATCTTGAGCTCGTGCAGAGTATCTACCCAAGTCCCGATTTCGAGGTTCGACCCCATTTGGGTCGGGCTGACCAATTCGAGATCGCTGGAACTTGTCACATCCAAGTTTACGGACATAGGAGTCTTAACTCGACTCAGTTGCAGGTCTTGACTGATCTTAATCTGTTTCCCTAAAAAGGGTTTCTTCCTCTTTCTCTCGAACCTTTGGACTCTTGGACTTCTCTATGTATTCACTCTCGCTCTACCGCCCTCAAAACCGCCAGCTCCTGCTGGTCGGAACCCTCCTTGGTCTTACCCTCGAGACTATACAAACTCTCGAGGACAAGTTGTTTACCCAAGCTGCTCCACAATTTATTGAGTACGAGCAGTTCGAGTACTTCTTTGAATCGGGCGGTCACGATCCCGCACCAATGGTCTGGCAATTGGCCAGCATTGGTTTTGGACGATCAGACGATAGCTGTCTTCTGGCTTGTATCGACTATGAGTCCGAGTCCGAGTCCGAGTCCGAGTCCGAGGAGTCTGATACCTCGCTTCGACTCGAAATTCAACCTCCCTCCTCAACCCTTTAGGAATCTTAATCATGACCCAATTGCGCCCCTTTTCGCCATCCTACGCCCTTCTGCTGAAAAAGCACGAGGAGGCAATCGCCGCCGCTTCGCCTATCCAACCCTACATTTTCCAGACCTGTTGCGGAATCTACAACTACGTTGGAATTAACATTGGGGGTGAGTTCTCATATATCACTCGGGACGGTTCGGAAAACTGTCTGCATCGGACCTCTAATCTGCCCTGTCACAAAACGATTGCGGATGCCGAGATCATCCGGCTCAAGTACGATAGGAATGGTAATCGCCGTGCCAAGATTTCAGTCGAGTCTGCTCGACTAGGCTTTCTCAAATTCGAGGAAATTTGCGAAATCATGAAATCTATGGGGTGGCGTTTTAAGGAAGGCTATTTCTATGGTCAATGGACTAACGCCGAGGAATTCATTGGCGAATACATCAATCGTGCCAAGTACGGGGTCTAACTTATGACTTACAAATATGTGGTCAATTTCACTGGCCAAGCTCGGGAGTCGGATAAGCTTCCGGTTGAGCGTTTCGACCAACTCTGGTTCATCAACCAGTACAACTACGGCTCGCTGGGTTATTACAATCTGTTGACCCGAGGTGCATTTCGGTTCTTGGGCTGGGAATATCATTTCGATCTTCCGCGTTTCATTGTGTACCACCAAGACATGTGGGGAGTTGTGCATGCCCCGAGTGCTTCCGTTTTAATGGAGTTGTGGGAGGATGATTTGATGTTCATCGCCCCACTACCCACCAACCTACTATCCGAAGATATGGAGTAACACCATGACCAATCCAACCACAGGGCTCGCAAAATTGCTGGCCGAACTCATCAACTTGCGTGCCAATCTGGACGCTGGCAATACGCCTTCTAGCCATTCTGCCATCTGTAACACAATCCGCAGCCGTCTTGTACCGATCCAAGGAGTCTGCTCAATGCTTGCTTCTATTTCAAACCGCTGGCCTGAGCGGGCTGAATCAAACATCTTCCCCCATATCAAACTGCTTGATTTTCTGATTGAGCGAATCCAGAACCACCCCCAGCAAGTCATCCTAGATAGTCGGGGGTGGTTCTGTCTCCCCAACTACCTCCGTTGGGCTGAAGGGGTGATTGAGTTTCAGGCTCATACTCCTCGGAATAACATCGCCTTGGTAAGTTTGCCGCGCAATGTGGCTTTCGACCCTATGCGTCTTTCTGACTACCTCTGTCTGGTAGATACCCTGTTCGAGAACGTCCGTGATACCTCGGAGGGTAACGGGACTGAGTATGAGCAGGAATACTCAGCTGAATTAGAGTATCTGGAATTTCCAAAGGGTTGGCGCACTGACGATCTTCGAGAAGACGTTCTGGTTCACCTACACACTTGGAACCTAGGAGTCTAATCATGAAACAATATCGTGTTGATTTTCAATGGCGTGAAGCCAACTATGGCCAATTTAAGCGTGATTGGCGTACAGACTATAGCTTTATCGAGGCCAATTCTGAGGCCGAAGCTCGTGAGTTATTTAAGAGTGGCTGGACTTCAAACAACGAGCTTCAAATCTCATCCATCACAAAATGCGGCACACAGGAGTAATACCATGTCAAACCTCATCCAAACAAAACCCCTCTGGAATTTGCCACACAGTGTTATGAACGAAGGCATCCACCACAAACTGAAAGTGATCGAAATCCCCTTCATGGGGTTCTACGATTCGATCTGGGATTATGTCTGGGAGTCTGAGTTCGACAACGATTGTGCTGAGGAAGATGCAGAGCGTCTCGACTCAGACTCAGTGAACTGGCCTGTCTACTACACTCGATTGGCTGCCCAGATTGTGGACTGGATTCGTCATAAATCAGGTCTAATGCTGAGCTTCGAGAAATTGACTTCCCCTCGGGAGTACAATTTCGAGTCAGATCGGATCTTCGCATACATCAGCGAAACCCAACTCGAGATGATCTACAAGAACATCGACGAGGACAAATTGGCGGCCGTTTTCAAGGACAACCTCACGCCCCACAGCGGCTTCACACCTTACTACGACGTAGAGTCGTGGCAAGAGCCTGTACTTACTTGGGAATATTCCCAAACCGCTCTTCTCATGGGGCTGTACTTGTCCGAATTGCTGGGCGAGTACTGGGAGCGTGATGCTTACGAAGATCTGTCCGAGACGGCTCGTAATCTGCTTTGGGAGTGTAAACAGTAAGCTGGGTCTTTCGGGGCTATCCATTTGGGTAGTCCCTCAATCAAATTTTTGGAGATACATCATGGGCTGGACATTCGGCTGGAGCAACAAGCAAGCACTGGTAGATGAGTTGGGCGACAGCTACGCCTCTGCTCCACACAAGGTTTTGAAGCAGTCACTGCGTGGCAACACATTGTGGCAGTTGGTGCAAATCAATCCTCGCGAACACGATTTGTTTGAATCCTACGTCACCATCTGGTGCAACCTACTACAAGAGATGGACGGCAAATGGGGCTACAAGGACATGTCAATCTCCTCCGGACCATATGCTACTGGTTGCCCCAAGAGTTATTTGGAGGCAGTTACCGACCCTGACGAAAATTCACAGGCTTGGGTTCAGATTCGACTCAACCCCATCAAGATTGAGGAGGGTGACCTATTTGTTGACGGGGCTGATACCTATATGGTTCTCGACCCTCATTTAGGTATCAAAGGCTCTAAATATAACGTGCTTGCCCAACATGCCACACGGCCAAATAGCACTTTTCGATTCGACAAGGCACGAGTCTTGGCGGGTCTGATCAAAGGGGACTCTGCATGAGCCTAGTCCTAATGCTACTTGCCTTCTCCATCCTGATCCCCTGCCTAATCTGGCGGGTTATGGAGGGAGGGCGCAATGACTAAGACCTTTCGCTTCGTCGTCGCCTTCGGACAGTATGTGGATGTCTCGGCCAGTTCCAAACGTGGTGCGATTCAGACATTCAAGGCCGACTATGCTCACCTGCTCAAAAACGGGCGACTGTACAAAACCGCAATCTGGAGTGTTTCATGAGTATCCTAAAGAAACCATGCTATTCAAACTACCGTGGACACCCTATCGACGGCCTTCATCACGACATGAAGGATTGGGCATTAGCTCAATCCAAGCCTGACCTGATTTCGGAAATCATTTTCGAGGACGGTTCGGTCGTGACTGATCGCTATCCCCCTGCCCAGCGGGAGGTTCTCTACTGGGCTGGCCACGAGAACAACGGCTATTACGGGGTTCAGGTTGACGTGGGTAACCGTTGGATGTTTGGCACTGAGCCTTTGGGTCTGGCCGAAATTCGCAAGCTTGAAACCGAACTGGCCAACAAAGCAGGAGCTGTGAAATCTATCCGTGTTTACAAGGATGTGGGTGAGGTTGAGCCTAAACCGAAGGGCAAGGGCAAGGGCAAAGTTTATTATCACGAAGTTTCAATAGGAGAAGGCTGATGAGCCGAACGATTCAGAAAGCCCCCAATATCAATCTGGCCGAACTCAAGACGGGTCAAACCTATATTTTCTACTTCCGCTCAGGGGGAGAAGTAGAAGATCAGCTGGATCCCAACTGGAAAGGTCGGATCAACCCCCATCGTCTTCTCAAAAGATGCCGACTATATGACTCTGACGGCTTATACCACCGAGAGCAAGGCAGCACTCCTTGCGACATCATCCAAGTAAGTGAGGTAACACCATGAAACGTATCGAAATGTACATTCGCCACAAAGAGGTCTACGCAAGTGGTGTCTTGATTATTGATGGCCAAACTGTTCTCCATGAGCACCCAGCTTGGCAAACCCCCGAAAATGTTCAGGCAATCTTCACCCACTGGATCTGTGATAACCGTCCAGAATTGCTAGACTCTTTGGAGCCACACCAGAAAACCCGCAACAGTTATTGGAAGGATTTGGCTGTGATCTCTGTGGCTGAACAGAAGTACATGGGGACGCTAACTGAGCTGATCAAAAACCATCCACTAGGTTCTGAAGCGTAAAAAAAGGGGGGTTCATAACTCCCCCCTACCATTCCCTCATGCAATTTTTACGGAGCAACTCTCATGATAGGTATGACCAACCGCGAAACCCTCAGCTATTGCCGAACCATTCTACGTCAGCATGGTCTGGTCGTTCGATGCCAGGGCAGCAGCTTGTATGCCGTCGCCTTCCCACGCCAGTCCAGTCTGGTCTCAAATATGACCATCGGTAGCTTGCTAGAAATGGTCGAATCTGGCTATTTCGAGAAATTCACCCAACCGCAACCGTAGAGTAGGTGCAAATTATGCCCATTTCAAAAACATCCAAAATGTCCTGCCACAGTTGGTCTCTACAGGCCATCGAACACTGCCCACAAGCCTTCGACCGTATGGGACAGCTTGTGGATGCTTGCCGCACTTGCTACGCAACCGATGGTAATTATCGGTTCAAGAACGTAAAGGCGGTGAGGGCGAAAAATGCGATTGAGTGGCAGGAAGCTAACTGGGTCGGTAAGATGACCCGCCTAATCTACGATCTACCGCAACTTCGCTGGTTCGACAGCGGAGACCTGTACCATATTGATCTGGCTGAGAAAATTTACCAGATCATGCAGGCAACACCCCACACCCGCCACTGGATGCCCACCCGGATGCACAAGGATGTTACGTTTTTACCCATTCTTACCAAAATGCAACAACTGGAGAATGTAGTAATCCGACTCTCTAGTGATAGCATTGAGGGTGGGTTAGTACAACTCGATTGGCCAACCACATCCACCATCATCCCCCGTAAAGAGTATGCCCGAAACGGCATATTCGTTTGCCCTGCTCCGGAGCAGCAGGGCATGTGTCAGAATTGCCGAGCTTGCTGGAGCAAAAATGCACCAGTCATTGCCTATATCGGTCATGGTCGGCAATACCGAAAAACCCTTCAATCTATCCAAGTGGTGAATCTATGAACCTTTCTCTGATCAGTTTCAAAAACTCGACT